TTGCAGCGATAATGCGAACCCAGGCACGCATCGCCACGTTCTCGTCCGTCTGTACCTTGAGATCCTGGGTGAGTTCCTCGGCCAGGGTCTGGCCCAGCCGAACCTCCTCAGTGAGTTCCTCGATCCGCTCCAGGGCTCGCTGGCTGACGACAGGGGCGGGGGCCTTCGCGCCCAGTCCCGGCTCGTCGCCTTCCGGCTCCTCGAACTCGATGGGAACATCGACCTGGATCGACCGACCGAACTGCTCGGTCTCGGCCCAGCCCAGAACGTCCTTCTGCAGAGCGCTCATGTCGTTGATCCCCTCGATACCCTCAGCCTTCATCGCGTAGTTCGCGACGAGCAGGTGCTGATGGGGTTCGGGAATCGACATATCACGCAAGGCGTTTTCGAGACGCCCCGCATCGCCATTGCCGGGGATGGGCACGCACGATTGCTCGAAGAGGACGTTGTCCATGAGGTCGAGACACTTGAGTTCCTCGTTGAACTCCCTCTTCCCCGGCATGAAGCCGACGGACAGTCCCGACAGGAAGCCTTCGCGGTTGAGCTTGTAGATAGTGTCCGCGAACTCGTACACTTCCTTCGGCGCGAACTGGATGCGGGTGAGCATCCTGCCTGGCTCGTGCTTGATGGCCAGGGTTCTGGCGATCGGCGGCATGTGGCTGTTGTGAGCCCAGAGCACGACCGGGTTCTGACCCAGGTAACGCGCAATGCCGTCTTCGTTCCAATCCAGCACACGCGTCTTGTACCGATCGATACCGGTTGTCGACGCACAGTAATCGATCAGTCTCTGATCGTCGTCGACAACACGCTTGCTGATGTCGAACGATCGGTATTCGAACTTCTTCTCACTCATGACCACACACTCCTATGGCATCGGCAATGTGATGCATCCACAGCACCCGCCATTCACCGCTACTTCCGCTGGATGTACCATGCCGTTACTGAACGGCTCGCCTATCTGACGAACCTCGCCATCGTTGAGGTGGCCACACCCGACTCCCCTTGCGGCTCGTGCCGCGATCCACTGATGCTGGTCGATACCAGCAAGACGCATCGCGATCATACGGCCACGGTTCACGGAGCGTGAGAGTTCAGCACGCGCAATCAACTTCGACTTGCTTCCTAGCAGATCGAATACCCTCCGGACCTCACCTGCCTCCACGGCGTGATTCAATACAGGCTTAATAGTCTCCGGAATTTGTGACAATCCCTCAAGCGCAGCGGAATACTGCTCCGGAGGAACGTCCTCGTGCAGCAAAAACTCCCGCTCTAGCTGCAGTTCATCGAAGACCATCTGCCCCGCACGCTCCAATACGTCTCCGACGATTGGGCCGAGCAGCTTCTGAAGTTCCTCGACTTCGTAGTCCACGTTGTAGAAATCCCCGGCGCTGTTACCCGTCAGCAACGTGTTCCCGAGAACTCGCTGCCGCGACTCAAAGAACGCGCGGCTGACCTTTCGTTCGGCTATGGAAATGTAGCTCTGCAACAGTCGGTCGTAGGACCGCCAGTAAACCGCACGCCGGTTGTCGACGTAGGCCGCACGGCCACCGCCAACAGCGGCCACGGCCTTCGGCTTCTTGTCTTCGGGTGGGGTGGCGGTGTCGCTGTCCTTCGTACCCGGCAGCTTGCCGCCGTCCGACTTCGCTCCCTCGGCCGGTCGCCCACCCTCGCCCTGTCCCAGAATCGTCTTGTCCGTCTTGATCTCCTGCAGGCTGGCCGCGCTCTCCGGATCGGCCGGGACCATGCTGATCGGGATCCACCAGTGCTTCATGTGTGGGTAGATCTTCCAAGGCATCTCGAAGTGCCTGATCAGATCGGCCATCGGCACGCCGGCCTTGTTGAGGTCGATCATCTGACCGATGCGTTCGCTCGTAGCCTCGCGAAGGCCGGGAGCCTCAGCCGTCTGGAAACGCATCTCCAGTTCCGGAGCGAAGCGCCGGAAGAACTGCGACCGCATCACGTCCTCGATATACTTGACCTTCGGTACCCAGTTGCTATCAGCGAACAGCCGCATCTCGATCGATGCGGTCGAGTAGTTCGAACGGTTCGGGTCGTTGATCAGGATTCCAGGAACGCCAAAGACGGCTCCGATCTGCTCCCTGCTGAACTGCCTCTGATTGAGGTAGTCCATGTCACGTTGGTTCAAGCCAACCTGTTGGTATGACCACTCGCCGGCCAACACCGCCGTGCGATGCGACTGGTTCACCCCGCCGTACTCTTCCTCGAACTGCGTTGCGATCTGCTCGCGCTGCGGAGTCGTCAGGGGACGCTTGTGAAGCAGAATGCCTCCAGGCTGCGCCGAGTTGTCGAAGAACTTCTCGTTGTACGCCGCTGCCTTCACGTCCGTACGAACGGCGAACATCCCGGCTTCGAGCGGCGACTGTCCCCAGCCATCGTCTTCGGGGTTCGGGTACTTGAAGTGGATCACCTCGTCGAGCCGCAACGGAATCTTCAGCGAGTCGTTGTTCGGATCCGGCATGTACATGTAGCCGATCACGTCCAGCGAGTGCGGACGACGAACCGGGATAGTACGGCGAGGATTGAGCGGCTTCAGGCTGAACGGCGGCTGGTCATCCCCTAACGACTGGTCCATCAACCAGAGCGCATTCCCTGAAAGCTCTAGGTGGGCAAGCGTGGTGAAGATCAGTTCGTAGCGTGACCGACGGATGGCGGGGCGACGGAGGAATAGGTCAGGGACCAGTCCCTCTTTCACCGGTTTGCCGGATGAGATGTTCCTAATCTCGATAGGGATCGAGGCGACGAGCCTGGCGATAGCAGTGACGCAGGCGAACACCCACACCTGCTTCTGGTACGCGTTCCTCTCAGTGACGACTGGCGCACCGGTCATCGGCACGCCTCTCATGAACGAGGAAACGATCTCGTCGAAGTTGGTCCGCTGTTCGAGTTCCACAGACGGGCTCTTCAATTCCCGGCCGTTTGCATCGAACAGCGTCAGGTCGTTTGCCATCTCATCCGCCTCACCGCTCCCCCACAATATCACGACAAACCTGGGTTTTCGTAAGCTCCAGCCAGGATACCGCTGTCCCATCCTCCACGCACGCGGACGAAAGCACCAACTGCCCGTCAGCGTTCTTGTAGATCAGCAGCGCCCCTTCCCACTCGTGCGCGTTGTCGACGATGTTCTCGGCCATCGCCAATAGCGACTCCCTAGCTGCCTTTCCGATGGGGACTAGATTACCCATCCCGCCTCCGCTTCCGCTCCAAATGCCTGTGGTACTTGGCACGATTGCCCCACGTATCCGTCCCCTGGTGACAGGTCACGCACAACGTCCGCGCATTCGACTCGTCCAGAATCAGATCCTTCCTCGCCGCTTGCGGCACCACATGATCGACTTCGAGCTTCGCGCCATCGACTCGCTCCGCACCACACTTGGTGCAGCGATACTTGTCTCGCTTCAAGATACGGCGTCTGAACGCTCGGTACTGCGGCGTCAACCGTACCTGATCCGGCGTCAATGTCCTTCCGCCCTTCCAGCCTGGGGCGGCGGGGCCGCTGGGTCGTCCCTTGCGCTGCGAAGTCCAGTAGCACGTCTTGCAGAGGTCGGTCTTGAAGCATGGCTTGCGCTTGCGGCAGCCGGGGCAGCGGGGGCCTCTCTTCGAGCCGGTCTTCGCGTCGATCCTCCATCGCTTGAAATTCTGCCAACGGATCTGCTGCGCATCGATTCCACGGAACGCATAGATCTTCGCAATGCGTACTGGCTTGTGCCCCATCCATAGTAGAACTCTGATGTTGCCCCATAGGTTATTCCTTGAAGGACTCGATGAAGTCGACACAGATGATTTCGAGGGCACGACCTTCAGGTAAGGCTTCTCCCTTCCATTCTCGGAGCCGAGTGACAGCAGCGGCGATGATTTCTTTCTGGTGCTGCGTGACCTCGATCGGCGGTGCTTGCTCATCCCACTTCATGCAACCACGCCTAGATCCACAAACCCGACAAGCCCTGCCGATTCCTCATGGAAGGCCAAGCACATCGCATCTCCAATGTCAGGCGAATAACCCAGCTTCGCCCTCATGTCGTCTTTCTTGTCCACCACTCGCCGTCCGTCGATGGTGAACTTGTATTCCATCGGCACCACCTCGGACGCGAACCCGTCCACGAGTTCCCGCTCGCAATCGTCCGAGAAAGCTATCTGCCCTGCGTTCACCACATCGGCTAGCTCGAACCACAGCTGGTCTCGCAGCCGAGGATAACGCTCGTCGTCGTACGCTCGATGCGCAACATTGATAGGCACCAGGAGGACGTCCTGATCGATCTTCCCCGCGCCCTGCTGCTCTACTAGCATATCGTACAGCCCCGCACCCACTCCGATCTCGTCAACCTTGACGCACCGAACGAGCGGTAGCTCGCCCAGCATGCCAATGATCCGTCCACACGATTCACCTAACGATGCGCCATGCCATCGATCGATGAACTTGACGTTCCTGCCAGAACGAACAACCGCAGCCGATTGGTCCGCGCCATACCGGGCAACATCAATCCCCATGTGCCAGAGACTGTCCTCGACCTCGAACTCATCTTGGTTGCAGCACTCCTGCACCTGCACCCGGTTCATGAGAGACATCTCGGACTGCTCTGGGAACTCGCCATCAACACGAACCCTGACGATCGGAGATTCGGGTCCGTATTTGCGCTCCATCCTATCGATGTGAGCGTCAGTAACGAGCATCGACTCACGTGCCGAGAATCGCATCGAGTCCCAGAGATGCTGATCCTTGGTGTGAGATTCGTAGAAGATCCCATACGGGATCGTCGGATTGCTAATCATCAACGCCAGGTTGTGCGGCTCCGACATGCCGCCAAGAAGCGCGTCCAGGAACTTGTCCTCTACACCCGACGCCTCATCGACAACGACTAGCATGTCGGTTCTGTGCTTACCCTGAATGGCCTCGACGTTACGCGCCGTACAAGCAATCGCAGACCAGTTCACCGACTCGCCACGTACGCAGATCCGTGTCGCACGCCATTCCAAGAACTGTCTCAGGAAGGGGGAGTTCCTGATCATCTTCTCAAGCTCGCCCCAGAGGACCGTGTTCAGCTGCTTCTCTGTCGGGGCCGTGCAGTGGATCAGGGAGTTCCGGAAGCACACCAGGAACCAGAGGATGGCCATCGCCGCGCCACATGACTTGCCGCAGCCCTGGCCTGATCGAATGCTCGTCCCGAACTTACCACCACCAGAAACGAACTCCTGAATCGACTTCAGCATCTGCTGCTGATGTGGATTCGGGTTCATCCCGATTGATTCGCGAACGAAGGCTACTGGGTCGACGCGCCATCGATCAATGCGCGTGTTGATTTCACGGAAGTCCCCTTCCGTCCACTGATGTTCGGCGAGTGCCATCTAGTGGACGGTCGGCTTCTCGGACTCGGCAGCCTTCTCGGCCTTGGCCTTCTCTCGGCCCTCGACCTCCGGAGGCTTGTCGTGGAACATCCCGAGCGTAGGGGCGTTGATCGTCAGTTCGCTCTTGCGCGCCTGACGCTCGTACTCGCCTAGCTCCTGGCCGACCTGGATGACTTCGAGATCCAAGCGACGCAGGTTCTCAATCGCACGCATGGCTGCGTTGAGGTCGTTGCCGGCCAGCGCCTTCTGTCGGATCACCTCGAACTGGCGATACCGGGTGTCGACCTTCGCGACGTACTTCGGCCACACTTCCTTCGCATCGTGCGACCGCTGCCGTAGCAGCTTCATCCGATACTTGTACTGCCGCTCGGTGAGGTTCAGTTCCTTGCGGATGTCGGCAGGGCCGAAACCAGACGCCAGTAACGCGGCGATACGCCGACACTCGTCGCGTGTCTCCGCAGCCGTTGGCCTGCCGCCCTTGCGCTTGTTCTTCTTTCCGAGATCCAGGACTTTCGACATCACCACCACTCCACTAAGTAAACACGGGACGAGGCCACTACGAGAGGAAGGGTTGTTTCGTTCTGCGGCGTAACCCCGCCCCGTGCTAATAATTGACCGGTACCGACGATTGCAGCTGCCGCACCCTGGTACCGGTCTTCGTCCCACTAGCCTCCGTTGTGCTGCAGACAGCGCGGGTGCTAAGCCAGCGGGCAGCGCCTGACGCTGTCACACAGGAACTATCGTCAGGCGTGATGCTGCGTACTACTTTCTCGGCTTGGTCACGGCGTCGGCCGGGGCTTGTACGTCCTTGCCGGTGCTCGTGCTGCCGGTTCCTTTCGGAACGCCATTCTTTAGACCCATGGTTTCACTCCTTGACTGCGATCCATCCGGCGAAGTTCATACAACGCCAGTAGCAGTCTACTGTTGAGAAGCCAGCCTTTTCCAACAAGTCTTGGTTCCACGAGGCAGTGACCGGCACAAGCACACCATCGAGTGATATGCGCTTACGGTCGATCTCTTCCATCGTGTAGCCATGCTCTTCCTTCATGTCCCAGTATAAGGATGTCCACAATTTTGTCATACCTGCGCTTTCGCCCAGGACTTTCTCGACCATGATGAATGCACCACCAGGCCGAATCGCGTCGTAGATCCGGCGCAAAAGCTCCTGGCGGTAGTTGATCGGCACGAACTGCATGGTCAAGACACTGAGAACCACCGAGCACGATTCCGGATGCACGGGCAACTCATCCACGGTGAGGTCCAGCAACCAGAACCCCGTACCCGCACCATACGTCGCACGACAGTGCTCGATCATTGGAAGGCTACTATCCAGACCAACGTACGTCTGATGCTCAGGCCAGAACTTGTGCTGACCCATCGTCTCGTACATCGCCCCCTTACTGCAGCCAAGGTCGAGTACGTTACTGTAGTCAATGAAGAACTGCGCGGCGAGATCCGTCGTTAGCTTCCGCATCCCTTCGTAGTCGGGAATCGAGCGAGCCAACATGTCCTCGAAGACGGCAACCACCGACTCATCGAACCGCCAGTCAGGCGACGGCTCATGACCTAGCGAGCTTGCCTTTTGCGTGCCTTCGTCGATCCGCTTCACGTCTGCATCCACGACAGTACCTCTTGCCATTGTAAATATATGCGTCTTCATAAGAATGCCCCTTACAGCATTCCGTACGAGCCTGTGCCAACTCCTGAATCACGTTCCGTAACTCCCCCCTAGCAATATTCTCTTTTCGCGTAACCGGCTCTAGGTGTCGAGGGTTGCAACAGTGACGCACCCGGCAAAGATGATCCAAGTCGAGCCCATCAGAGATAGGCCCCACCATGGCTTCATGCACATATCGATGAAGCATAATCATCCGCCCCTTACGCCTGACCTGAGCGTAACCACCGTTGCACCGAGACCCCGTCCATAGCCAACACCCGTCAACTCCAACGTGGATCTTTCGCATTACGAAATACATCTTTCAAGAATCCCCGTCCGGATTGTCTTCGCCACCTCGTACATCATACGGGGCGGCACCGAGCGACCGACCCTTTCCCATGCATCGTAGACGTTGCCCGTTAGCTCGAAGTCCTCTGGGTACGTGTGCAAGACCTTGATCTCGTCAACGGTCAGTCGCCGTCTCGTTCCGTCAACCAATTCAACCATCCCCGATGAACTAAACCACGCCTTCTTCGAAGCGCGAATCGCATGGGTCGTTATCGCATTGACCACCTCGCGCTTCGCGTTGTACCAGGGCCGAGGAACCTTGCGGCTGGTCAGGCCAGGCCGGTGGAAGTAGGCGACATGGGGAAGAACATCTGCCATCACGTATCGCCACGGGTACGGCTGGGGGAATACAGGAGGAAGGCCAAGATCCTTCCGAACACCGATGAAGAACAACCGCTGCCGCCTTTGAGGAACACCCAACCACATCGCATCCAACAACTTCGCCTCTACACGGTAGCCCTGTTCGCGCAGATGGCTGAGGAAGATCTTGAAGTGCCCCTTCGCATAGCCACGAACCAGGCCTAGCGTGTTCTCGGCAACGAACACCTTCGGCTGTAGGTCGTGGACGATACGAGCGAAGTGGAAGAACAGATCGTCCGTGCGCTGTCGCATCTCCGCGTTGTAACGCTTGACCTTCCCCCATCCTTCCTTCTTATGCCCTGCCTCTGAAAAGCTCGCACATGGCGGCGAGCCTTCGAGCACGTCTATCTCCCCTGGTCTTCGTGCTGCCTGTATTTCACTCGCACAAACCAAACGTATGTCGCGCCGATCCAGGGGAACTCCACGGTGATTAACTTGGTACGTACGGGCGGCTTGGGTGCTGAACTCGTTTGCCCAGAGGGTTCGGTAGCCATCCATTTCAAACCCCAGGCACGAACCTCCGCACCCACTGAAGGTAGAGACCACGTTGTATCCATTACGCGGGACGGAATGAATTTCCGCCATCGTCGGAATGACCAGGGCATGCTTACTCGATCCCCCCGATGTCGAAGGTGCAGATGCGACCGTCTTTTCCATGGATTGACCCATACCACCAGATGAGCAACGTCGGTCCTTCTACTCGCACAGTTCGTACAAACCGCGCAACCTCTTGTCCATCCATGGTCCGTAGCTCCATCTGCGTGATCACGGTTCCCGGCTCCATCTCGAACACGCAGTCGTCAGCCGCGATGTACATGACGCCGTCCTCGTCCCGATCGGCCTTCACGTTCTCGACCCAGAACGACCCCTTCACGTACTGCCCGTCGTCGTCCAGGAACATCACGCGCAGTCGGTTCGGCAGGACGTTCAAGACGCCGCGCATGATGATCTGGTTATAAAACTCGCGATCAATCATCGCTGCCTAGCGTTGGCCACTGGAACACTGCATCGCAAGGCTGACCCATGATGTCCCATCCCGTCTCGTAGTGCTTGCCCAAGTCAGGCGTGCAGATCGATCGCGCCATCCGGTTGTAGACGAAGGACACCGCGCGTCCCCCTTCGTTCCATTCAGTCGTCAGCAGCTTGTCGTGCAGGTCGCGTAACCCACTGCCGATCTGGAACGGCGAGTTCCGCCGGTACCATTTGCCCTTACTCCACCAATCCTTGAACGGCGCAACGATCGCCCATTTCTGCCGGGGGGCATTGAAGTCTACGTGGCTCACACACCACGCCCATTTAATAATGGAGCCACCTTCAAAGAAGTTCCGCAGCGCGATCCCGCGCTTCCCCGCCATTCTCTCGTACTCACGATAGTTATCGCCTGCGCCCCTATGCAACGGATTGCGCATGACTCGATCCAGGCATCGAGGGTCCACCCGCATAGCCATCGCAGACTGCCGATTCGTCACGGCCAGTTCGTCAGCCCCCAGGCCAGTGATGAGAATCTCCGACTTCACTTGCGGCAAGACGTAGAGGAACGGATGGCACGTCTGGATCAACGTCGGACGCGGCCCTTTGTGGAAGCGCCATTCGATCTCGCGCATCACACGCGCGACATCCTGGACCAGGGAGTCCAGGTCTACGCTGATCGGTACCTCGTTGAGTTCAACACCGAGACGCTTCGTCATCGACCGTGCGACTTTCAGGTCGTCCGAGATCCGATCGGCAAGGAAGAAGGTGTGACAACGCGGCTTGTGCCCGTTCTCAAGCGCAGCGAATAGAACGGTAGCCGAGTCGACCCCACCCGACAGCATGATCTCGGCCTCGTTGTTCGGGTCAAGGTACCGATAGCGTTCGATGAACAGCCGTCGGCCACGCTGTATATAGTAGGGCGTCACCATTCGTACCCGCAGGACGGACAACGGTGCTTCGTCTTGATGTCGTCGTCAAACGTCTCGAAGTCGTCAGGGGGGACCGCGTCCTCCACGTCCGAGCCCAGGACTCCGATGTCCAAGCCGGGAATACTGACGACGGTATCTAGATCATCGACCGGGATGTCGGCCACGAAGGCCTCCAGCTGCGATTGAGTGAACCGTCCATGCTGCGACGATCGCATCAGCACGAGCCTCTTGGCGGTCTCGCGATCCGGTGCCTCGATCTCGATGACGGGGAGGGGAGGGATCTCGTAGCCTTCCTGCTCCAATTGCGTCAGCGCTTCATCACGGCCACGGCCATCGATGACGTACTGGTGGCCAGCCCAGATCTCGATCGGGAAGCAGAAGCCCTGCTCGATGATCGCGCGCTTGAGCTTGCTCACGTCACGGCTGTCGACCTCCTTCAGGTCGTTGAACTCGTAACCCTGAAGAATCTCCCACGGGATGTGCTTCAGGCCGACAACTTTCGTGATGATTTTTTTCATAAAAAAAGGGGAGCAGGCTCCTCACCTACTCCCCAAACACCTGCCAGGACGGCCGCCCCTCAGTGCCTACCGCCACACCACCACGGCACTCAGTGTACTGTGGCGACATGAGGCGAACAAGATAGTGAACGTATACCGAACGCATGCCTACCCCCTATCGATCGTTGGCGTCTCGAAGAACTTGTCGTTGTATCGCGCGCCGTCTTGCCCCTTGAAGTATTGATAAGCCGATCGATACCAGTCATCGATTGCCGTGCGACTCGACCGCCACTTGCCGCGCGCCTTCCATGCAGGGAACTCGTACAGCTGAATCCATTCCAGCAACTCGTCTCGGTTGGAGCGCGAGTAGAGGATTATCTCTTCGATACCGCAAAGACATTCCGGCGATGCGTACGTGACGATCTGGCCAGGAGGGAACTCGCTCGATGCAACTTCAGCAATCTTAGCCATCCATCATCTTCCGCCTCGTCGTGTCGATACGATCGACTGCGGCCTCAAGCGCCAAGAGCACGTCATTGATCTCGTCAGCTTCGTTCTTCCAGCAAGCTTCCATGTCTAGCACCGCTAGATCACCGACGACTCCCACCACCTTCCGCATCAGCTTCACCGGGTCGGCGCTCTTGACGTTCCGATTCCCACGTAGCTGCTCGCGCAGCTGCGATACGCTCCATCCATGGTCCGTGGACCGGATGGCCCAGGCCCTGAGAGCCTTCTTGTCCTTGGCCTTACCGCGCCGGGTGATCTCGCGCCAATGACCGTAGCTCAACATCGGGTACTCGTCCCGCAACGGCCGGTCGATCCTGGACACCACGCGGTAGGCGTCCTTCACGGTCTCGTAGTGTTGCTTGATTTCGCCAGCGAACGCCTTGAGCGTCGCGGTCTGGCTGGTGAGGTTCGGATCATGGAAGTCCAACCGACAGATCCTATTGGCGAGGCAACCGAGTAACCAGTTCGCCTCCGTCTCGTAGCCGACGATCTCGATGCCGACGTTCACGCAATCTTCCCAAATTACGACGTGCTCGATTTGTTCCTCAACATCCACTTCTCATACCTCCGCTCGTGGGAACTAATCTCACTCTCCACATCAATCCCATACTTGCGCTGGAAGGTGTAGATGCCGATACGGTGCCGCTCAACATGGTGCATCCGGCACACTGGGTAAGTACGTCGGTCCGTCCCGCGTCCAGATCCTCTGGATGGGTGGTGGTCGGGGTCGCTGGGCACCCTTCGGCACACAACGCACGGCTGCTTCCGCATCCAATCAAGATATTTGCTGTCCTGCTTCCCACAGGTATCTAGCGACCCAGTACGCATCTGCTTCATCCGGCTTCTCAATCCCCACTGCCTCGTATGCACCGCGCAAGCTCAACGCCTTAATCTTCTCTCCCTCAACTGGAGGGACCGCTCTGCGTAGCAACGCCTGCCACTCGGCAGGATAGACCTTGATGTACGGCCATCGATAGTCGGTCGCACGTTCCTCGAACATCGTCCGGATACACGCAAGCTTCTTGGCTACATCCATCCCCCTGCTCTGCGGATCTTCGAGGGCCACCGACAGTCGCCCCTTACACGAAACCCAAAGTCGCCTGTACAGTTCCATCAGTTCGTCACGCAGAAGTTCGCGTCGCGCCTCGAAGTCCAGCTTCGCGCTCACCTTGATCACGCCACTGTCCTTGCGCTTGCCGTTCGTGAGCAAACACCAACCGGTAATGATCGAGCCTGGGTCGATGCCCAGTATGTTTACGATGCGATCGGACATACGTACCTGTCCGGTAGATCGAGCAAGATCCGCTGAAGCGTATCGAACTCAAGACACGTCTCCGTTAAGTGGTTGATGATCTCTATACACCACCTGAAGCTCCACGGATCAGCGTGGCCGTTGTCGTCTTCGAACCAGGCCTTGACTTCCTCCCACTCCTTGTCTCGCCGCGTAGGATACTTCCTGACGCCCTGGCTGGGCGCGAGGGACGGGTCGATGCCTCGCAGGTATAGACGTAGCGCATCGTCAACAACTGCCAACACCAAACGCAACTCGCCCAGTAGGAAGCGAGTGCCATGGTGCTTCCGGTACTGCTCCGTGCCTTCGAGTGTCACACCGACTGCTCGCTCGATCCGTGCGCGCTCGGAAGCATTCAGTATAAAGCATCGTTCCGGTTCCGGCTTCGCCAGTCCCCCGCGCCCATAGACCGCAGGCGTCCATCTCCAGGGAGATCGATTACCTTGCCCCTTCTTGCGCGGCGTGGAAGCGACGGTGGTGGACCGCGCAGAGCCATTCGACTTCGAGCGGCTTCGAGTAGTCTTCGTGATGCGCGTGGACTTTTTCCGCTTCGCAGCCATCAACCCGACATCGACCTCGCACCAAGTCGCCCCTGACAATCGCACGCCATACCACGCCATACGCCTGTCGCTTCTCTTTGTTCTTCTCGTTGTAGGTACGCCGGTACTCGACATCCTGCCGATTGCCGCGCAAGCGATCGTACTCGCGAACTGAGTCGTTCTCCCGCCGATGGCGACGGACATCCGACTTCGTACATTCCTTGCACTTGTTCAGATGCCCATCCGCCATCCCCTTGTGGCAGTAGAATTGTACGAGGGGTCTTACCTCCCCGCACTTGAAGCAGCGCTTTCTTACGCGACGAACGGCCACAACCCCGCCCCGGCCGCGAGCAATGGCCCCACCCAAGCAAACGGGATGTCGTCGTCCGCTGGCGGCGCGAGACCGGGGCCTTGGTCTCCTTCGGCGGCTGCCGCCGCTTGGCCTTCTTCGTCTTCCGACCTCGGCCTGGGCCGCGCGAGGAACTTGATTTCGTCGATGACGACTTCAACTCGATCCCACCCTCCCTCTTCCGGCTTGTCGGACTGTAGCCGACCTTCCACATACACAAGCGAGCCGCGTTGCAGATACTGCGCGCAGTTGTCTGCGGTCTTGCCGAACGCCGAGATCGAGAACCAGTACGGAACCTCCTGCTTCTCGCCGTCCTTGTTCACCCAAGTATGGTTGCAGCAGATCCGCATGCGACAGTACGAACTTCCGTTCTTCGCAATTTTCTTCTCAGGATCTTTGCCGATCCTTCCTACTAGAATTGCCTTGGACAGCATCAGTAATCCACCTCCAGCAACGCTGAAACCTCAGCGAGCATTGCCTTCACGTCGACATTTTGGCCCTCAGCAGGACCGCTCTTAGTCTCTTCAGGTTTCGGGGCAGTGATCTTCACGTACCCATCCTTCCATGAGATGTAGACAGTGGTCGTGAGCCGGCACGCGATGTCGAGGATCGCATCCTCGCTTGCCTTCGCGTTCGCCTGTCTGCGCACAACGGACACCATCTGGGCGTACGTCGTGTTCATGAAGTTGATGTTCAGCCCGTACGGCATCGCACGATTCGCAGCCCTCTCCTTCCGGGGGTTCTCCTCTTTCTTGGCGGTCTCGACCGGCAGGTCGTCGGGGATGATCACGCTACCGGGGCTGCACCAGAACTGAGCCTTCCCGTCGTACTCATCCTTCTCGGTGAACTTGCCGTGGACACGACACCCTGGCCGCAGACCCTCGCCTTCACCCGGCAGCCGCTCCATGTCACGGGTCCAGACTGTTACGCACACGCGCTCGCCATCTATCTCCGCATCGAACTTGCAGTTCCTCTTCCCGGCCTTGGTCTTGTGAAGCTTGCCGTTGGTAAGAACCTCGACCTCCATGTCTCGTTCGTTATCGCCCATTCACCCTTCCTCCTTGCTCTTCAGCCGCAGAAGCCTCCGTGGCTTACCCTTCCATGAATACCTCCCCGCGCTATTGGGGAGGATGCCGTACGCCGCTTCACCGATCGCATCCTTGATCTTGTTCTCGGCTTCGGCGCGTCTCGTAGTCGACTCCTCTTGATCCTCGATCGCCTTGGCACGCTGCATGTCCCACGACAGCGACTCGGTCTCAAGCTCAGTTACCTCGTCTTCCCATTCGGGATGCATCGCTGCGACAGCTTGAGTCGTGGCGGGATGCCCGTCGATCTCTGGAGGCTCGCGGTTCTGTATGCGTGCCCAGAACCGTCGTTCAGCAGCAACGAGCATCTCGCAGAAGCTGTCGTCACGAGGGATGAAGAACGTCCGATACTTCTGACCACCGATGAGCGCGGCAAACCATGCGTACTGATAGTTCATCACGATCATGTAGTGGAAGACCTGGAGCAGGTAGCTCTTCGGCACGCGGCCATACTTCCACTCGCTCTCCTTGAAGAGGCCGGCCGTCTTGATCTCCAAGACGCCCCAGCCCAGCTTCGGATCGTAGACGTGGCCATCGGGTGTGGCCAACATCCACTTGAGCGTTGGGTGACGACGGATCGACCATTCCGGATCGGTGTGAACGGACAGGCCCTTGTCATCACGGAACGTCTTGAGGAGTATCGGCTCTTGCTCGATGCCCCAGTACCGAGGACCGTATCGATCTTCGGGGTGCGTGTAGACTTCTTCCTCAACGTCGACCAGCTGCCCAGTCTTCTTGAGGTATAGTTCATAACGGCTGCCGTACTTACGGGTGACGCCAGCGATAATGCCGGCGTCGGTTCCGGTAAGACCCAGCATCCGCTTCGTCTTCCACTCGTCCCTCGAACCGCAACGGACGAGCTTCGATTCAGTTGTTAGTGTCGGGGTTTGCTGCAGCATCCAAGCGCGCCTCCAGAACGATACAACCACGTCGCGTAACTAACGAAAACCGAAGCACAAAGTCAACTTCCCACCGCACACTGCTCTTGTAACAGAATGGTAGCAGTTTGTTTTAGGTATGGCACATTGCTATACTGGTCTATCAACAATGAGGAGAAGGGCACTATGAACATAGAAGGAATCGCTTATGAGCTACACGCATTGAAGTGTGGCCGAACGACCAAGCCGTTCGCGGTAACGGTCAATGGCGAGGTGATCGGAAGTATCATCAAGGAGCGGGGACGGTGGGCGGTCATCGTTCCGGAGCATGGACGAAAGGAAGCACGCACCAAGGAGGTCGCGATCGAGACGGTCGCAAGGTTGGTGCACGGATAATGTGGCGCATACCCCGAAGCTGGAAAAACGAAGTACCTCGCGACTCACAACGCTCGAAAGTCTACGCATGGGAACGCGCCAACCTGCGCGACCAAGTGCTGCTTGGCGACCACACACGACGACTCATCGAACGCGTCTATCGTCGGTACTGCCTACCGACACCCGAGATCCGAGTCGTCAACGATCGATACACCTGGGCACGCGGGTCAGACCGCATCATCGTCCTCCCCAAGGCCAAGTCTCTGAACGTCAACATTATTCTGCACGAGTGCGCCCACGGCCTGGCGATGCACTACAACTACGACAAGCATGACGGGATCGAAGGATGGCACGGCCGCACCTTCGCTCGCATACTCATCAACCTCTACGTTCGGTACGGCGACTATGACGAAAAGACATTCGTCGCCTCAGCGCGAGAACGTCGCGTGCGCCTCGCGACCAAACACTCTTGCCCCACGCCTCCGATCGCCTGGGCCTCAGCCTACCGCGAAGCGTGCCTGACTAAGGGCAAGCTCGGCCAACGGTGGGATCTGGAGAGCAAGGCCAGAATCTGGCGAGAGCAGCTGCCCCCGGCCAAGGCCACCCGGAAAGCCCCGCCAAATGGGGGTTTCGGAGCACAGGCATAGCAGGTTGCTTTGTGTCAGCTATCAGCCCTATAATGGGGCATCGGCAACAGGCCGGTAGAGGAAACGAAATGAGCAAAGACATCCTCCAGTTCGAGCACACCCAGATCGACGACAACGATCTGCAATCTGGCATGATCGGGACGGGCGAGAACATCGGCCGTCTGGAGAAGGCCGTCAAGGCACTCAACAAGAAAGCTGCGAAGCTCAACCTCGCGCCCATCACCCTGACCTACGGCGAGCCGTTCATCGCTCGCTACCTGAAGTTCGTCGGCTACGAGCAAGACAGCCATTGCCGTTCGACCGACGTGAAGATCTACGACGAGATCTTCTTCGAGGCCGTACGCTACACGCTCGAAGGCCCTCCTGTCGTTCTGCCTGGCTGGGAGTTCGTCGGCACGATCGAGCATCACCTCGCAGAGCCGACCGATGCCGAGGCAATCGCCGCGATCGATCGCAAGCCGGAACCTGCCAACATCGTGGCGTTCGCCCCCCGGTTCCAGTCCGACCTCATCGATGTTCGGATCAGCAACTACCTCCACACTCGTGAGAACATCTGCGACCACTGCTCCACCAAGCGTCGTCGCAACGAGACCATCATCATCCGCAAGACGAAGGACGGCGAGGCGGATGGCAACTACATCGACCTCGACTTCGAGAAGGACGAGATCAAGGTCGTCGGCAAGAACTGCCTCGACCAGTACCTGGGCGACAACGACGCCAAGAAGTACGCCCAGTTTCTCTCCTCGTGGATGGAGCTTGCCGTGAAGGGATGGCCGGTGTCCGAGCATCGCGAGGACTTCGCGTGGCCAACCAAGCTGTTCGCGGCCGTCGTCTCGGCCTTCATCCGCAAGGCCCCGTTCATCAGCGGCAAGAAGGCTCGCGAAGAAAGCACGGACGCACGCCAGCTGACTTCCACGGCCAACGAAGCGTTCTACTTCCTGTGTGACGTGTACGGCCCTCGCGACGTGAACGACAGGCGTCCGCGTCCCAAGGTCGAGGATCTCGTCGAGAAGCGCGACCTCACAGACTCGATGCAGGCGCTTGAGCTTCTGCGCAAGCAAGACCCCCGCAACGAGTTCCAGCAGAACGCGAAGACCGCCGCGCGCCTGCCTGGCGTCAGTCACCGCCGTGCCGGTGTCCTCGCCGCTGGCATCAACTCGATCGTGCGAGACGCCGAACGCATCGAGGCCGCGAAGAAGGCTCGTGAGGGCAAGCTCAACGAGCACGTCGGCAGCATTAAGGAACGGCTTCGCGATCTCGACCTCACCGTCGTGTTCTCGAAGTACCAGGACGGCGGTGACTGGGGCATCAGCACCCTGGCCAAGTTCGAGGACGCCGAGGGCCGTGGGTACACCTGGTGGGCCACGGGCGACCGGCCCTTCGAGAAGGGCGACAAGGTGAAGCTCACGGGTACCGTGAAGAAGCACGACGAGCATGAGGGCCGCAAGTCGACGGTCCTCAGCCGATGCATCGTGCATGAGCACTTCACCCCGAAGGATGACGAAACGAAGGACGCGATCAGCGCGGATGAGGTGGAGGGGCTACGATGAGAGCAGCTGACTTTGTAAACGGACTCGTGCGCGGTGGCGGCACCGCGATGGCCTGTGACTGCGCGGACCCTCAGTGTCTGTGCGGTGGGGACTGCGACCTGTGGTCCTCCATCGTACTGTTCCGCGTAGACATGCTTGATGTGGACGGCACTGCCTTCTGTGAGACCTGCGCAGAAGACGCCATGGCTTCCGGCTGCTTCACCGAAGAAGAGCCGGTGTTGTAGGGGTACGAAATGATTCAGATCTACCGAACGACTGGTTTCATCGAAACCGTCGAGGACGAAGAGGCTAAGGCCGAGTTCAACAAGGACCGGCGCGCGTTCTGCCAGGAGGCGGTTGGGGGCTACATCGAGTTCGCTCCCGGCACCACGCTGTCCGAGGTCCAGATCATCGTTGACGAGGAAGGGCTGCTGAAGAAGAAGCCCTATAACGATAGCGCCTCGACGATGGCTGGGTGCAGCCTCGTTGGCGATGCCATCGTCCTGACGGGCGACGACAGGCTCGACTGATGGAACGCAACTGGGAAATGCTGAAGCTCGGACCGAACTACAACCTGATCAAGAAGTCGACGTGGGACACTCTTCAGCGATACGTCGAACAGAGGATCCCCACGGGGGGCTTCCTCTACGCGGTCCTGACCAACGACCTGTTCGAGGCGATGGGCAAGGCCGACGAAAAAAACCGAGTCGCCCTGCACCAGATCTGCATGTTGGTCTACAACGAACTGCCCTCGGTCTGCTGGAGAACCCACGAGAAGGTCGAGGAATGGCTCAATGGAGAAGAGCGAGTATGAAACTGACCAAGATACAGCGCGACATCCTGGACGTGATCTGCAACGGCGGCTGGATCTTCATCCGGCCGACCAGCCAGGTTGCCATACTACACACGCCCACGAACTGGCCGTTGCAGGTTCACCGGGTAGCGCCGAAGACGTTCACGGCGCTGCGCCGGTCGGGGATGATCAAGCCAGTCCTGGCCAAGAGAACCGAGAAGCCACACGCTGGGTTCCGGGGGATCTGGACAGTCTGGGTACACCGCGACGAGATGCGGGAGAGCACGAACCCACAGCGGTTTCCGGGGCCGATCAACGTCGACAACATCGATGACTACACCTTCAAGGCGGTCACCTTCTGATGGGCTACCGCCACTACAGGAAGACCGTCATGGAGGTCAGCTGCGATCACCCCGAGTGCAGGGCGCAGAAGACCATCCAGGTCGACACGGCGCAGTTCGCGGTCAGCTGGTTCCGGCGTGCGGGGTGGGAGATGGCCAGCGAGCAGTCGAAGAACAGCCGCGCCTTCTGTCCCGATCACCGGACACGGCGATACGAGGGACACCCGATACTACCAAGCAACGAGAAGACCAAGCCGCGCGCACGCGCGCTTGATCTCCTACTAAACAACGACGGCACGATCTCGCTGTCCGACTGGGCAGCCCAAGTCCATCCAACGGTGGAGCGGTGGTTGATGATGCATGGGATGATCCGATTCACGAAGGACGGTGATGGTAACCTTACCAGCGTCCAGCTGATCGCGCAGGACATCTCTGCGCAAGGGGGTGCAGCGTGACCTACAACCAAAGAACAAACGTCATCAGCCTTATCGCAATCGTCACCGCGTTGATTGCCATCGCCATCTCAGCCGGGGCGGCGTCAGCATCGGACTCTTTCGAGAGGTGCTTATTGAGAGGCGAGGAGATTGGCAGCTACAGCACCTCGATCGCAGACGACATGGGTAAGATGACGGCCATCGCGAAGGGGGGGGATGCGATTGCTGGCCTTCCTCGGATGTCGGCCATCTGCCGTAAGGTGTATCGCGATTGCGATGCTTTGGACGCGCTACTCGACGCGTACGTGTTGAAGTGTGGCACCGTCGTCGACATGGCATCTGGTTCTGGAACAGCCCTTGCCCTTCGCAAGCAAGGTACAGAGGCTATCGCGACAACCCGCTCGGCCTGCGAGACCGTGGACGACATGGACCAGCAAGTCGGAGCCCTCCTGGAGACGCAGTGACCATCCACATGCTTGTTCCGCTCGACAAGAAGCATGAGGTGCGTGTCGGTTTCGACCGACCGCTCCAATACTACTTCCTGTCGGTCTTCGATCTCACGGTGCCGAAGGATCAGGAAGACCTGGTCCTCGACATCAACTTCGGATGCGACGGCGTCGATACGCTGCTCGCCCAAGCCAAGGTCTGGGCGCACCTCGACGACGTGCTTCGGTCACGGCTGGTCGAGGACGAATACCTGACCATGCCCAGGTCCAACCGGGTCACCGATTGGCGGCGGCTCGGCCATCCGGGGAAAGGGAAGAAGTGAAACGGCTATGGCCATGGCCAGGCCATAGCCAGCTGGCCAGGTTTACAACCTTCTTTTTCGGACCACCCACTCGCTGGCTCGTGGGCCACGAGGCCAAGGGGGAGCCACGAGGGGGAGATCGGGGATGCCCAGTCAAGCGATCTGCGCAGCGACGGCGTAAGCCCACGATATTACTGGGGCAGGTTGACCGCACAGGTTGGTAGGCGTACCAGTGACTTTCAGCTACCATGGTAGCAGAGTGATAGCGGGGTGGGAGATAGGAGATGGAATGTCAAAAGTAAGGGAAGGCAGGGTCAAGACCAGGCGATCGAACGAGCCCAAGAAGCTCATCTACTTCGGCCTCGCTCGTCCCGTGATTGACCTTGTCGATATACAATGCGAGGTGCAGGAGCGGTCGCGCAACTGGATGCTCGTGAACCTGACCGAACTCGGCTTAGCTGCCAACGACAAGAAGCAGCCGAAGAAGGTGGAGAAGTTCCTACGACGACACCAGGACGACGACCACGTCACGGTGTTCATGCGAGTGAGCGAGAGGATGATCAAGCAACTCGATCGCATCGCGAAGAAAGAAGATCGGCCGCGCGCAGCGATACTGCGTCGGCTCGTCATGTGCCAGCTATCCCTGGCCCTGCCGAAGGCAGCATGACATAACGACTGTCCGGTGGATGGCTAGCCTTGGGCTGACGGTGTTTTTAGCTCATTCGGCCGCGCGCAAGATGATGGGTTCTCCGACCTGCTGTCCACCGGACTACGTTCCCCCCGCAGGTAGCAGCAATGCTACCTGGTGAGCCCCGCAGGTCGCGGTCTACGCAACGCACAACGGCCTGCGGGGTTTTCTCGTCTTCGCATTGAAAAACCTGAAACTTCTTGCTATCGCTCAGTCAGTGAGTTCGACAAACTCCAGGCTTGCTATGCGAAGCGATAGCACATTCTACGCGGGTACCCGCTACGACATCGAACCAGGTGCGATCACTGTGGTTCGAGACGGTTGGGTTCCTGTCGTCACCGGCATCGACCGGAAGCGCTGCGACTGGATCACTACACGCGGCCAAGAGCTTCTGGGCGAAGCGATCCTGTGCGACTTCATCGACGACGATGAGATCGCCGCACTTCTACATCCTGAGTTCGTGATCGAGGTCGTGAGCACGTTCACGGTGGACGGGTTCCGCCTCAACGGAGAGCAGCTGCGGGACTGGGTCTCTGCAGCGGTGCGAGGTGACAATGGATCGCATTCTGCGGCGGGTAACGGTGACGAATGACGGTTGCTGGATTTGGAACGGAGCACGCACCATCAACGGGTATGGTCGAATCCGCGTAGGTTCTCGTACTGACGGATCGCGACGCCTAGCCCTTGTTCACCGAGTGGCTTATCAATCACTAGTCGGCCCTATACCTGCGAATCTCGAACTCGATCATCTTTGTCGCAAGACATTGTGTTGCCGCCCTGAACACCTAGAGCCCGTCACTCATCGCGAAAACTGCCGAAGAGGTAGCGCAGGGAACAAGCAGCGAACACGAACCAACTGCCCACAAGGGCACCCGTATGACGAACGTAATACGTACGTCAGTAACGGACGGAGGTATTGCATTGAGTGCAGAAGACGTAGATCCCGAGACTACCAACGACAACGCAGATCCTTGGCAAAATCGGATTGAGGGACAGGGGGTCGAAGTCCCCACCGATATTCTTCCGAACCCAAGCAACTGGCGCACCCATTCAGAACGGCAAAAGCATACGATGCAGGCCGTGCTCGACACCGTGGGATGGGTCCAGAGATGCATCGTGAACCGGACCACCGGCCATCTGGTGGACGGTCACCTGCGTTGTGCATTGGCAATCGAGAACGGCGAGAAACAGATTCCCGTCGTGTACGTCTCACTCACAGAAGAAGAGGAGGCGTTGGTGCTTGCGACCCTCGATCCGCTGGGTGCGATGGCGGGGATCGACCCCGAACGCCTCGAAAGTCTGCTAGAGACTGTGCAGAGTGACGACCTGGCCATATCCGCCCTGCTGGACGACCTGGCCGATGCCGGCGGGATCAGTGCGGCTGCGGATGAAGAGGACAAGGCCATCGGGGACTCGACGGCGGTGAAAGAAGTCACGATCGCCTACAACCTCGTGTTCGACGACGAAGATCAGCAGCAACGCTGGTACGAGTTTCTCAGGGGCATCCGGAATGAGTATCCTGAAGCTGGCAGTGTAGCGGCTCGGCTGATGGCCTACTTCGATTCGATCGGCATCATCGACCCACCACACGTACCAGACGAAGAAGAAGAAGAAGATGTGGACGAAGTGGGCGATTGATGCGTCACAGGCACCGGAAACATACGGGTGCTTCTGCTTCTGTCCTATCGATCCGAAGACAGGCGCAATCCTTACCGGCATGTCGTGCTTTGCTGCGCAGCCACCCGGTGTCGTCGAGAACCTCATCCTCTTTCATCCCGACGGGGTGGAAGCGTGTAAGACTTTCGCTGACGAATATACAACCGCGCTGGAAGATCTTCAGCGTCGGCTACAAGCGGATGGCAAACCGGAATCATGATAAAGGCATGCTTCCGGTGGCCAAGCTGGATGCCTACCGAGATGCTCTGGCTCCTAACGGGGTACCAAAGTGCGCCAACCGCATCTGCAGAAAACGAATCGAGTGGGCCTTGCGATTCTGCTGGGACTGCTACAGAAACGCTACGATGGGAAGACCGGCAACCGGACAGCACGGGACTGATACAACTGGTCTGTAAGCATGCTTGGCGTGCCGACTGCCCAGCTTGCCCCCCGGTTCAACACCAATGCACCGCGTGCGATCGATATTTTCTGGCATGCGATGTCACTTACGACCAACGACGCAAGAACGTATCAACGGAGTGCCCTACTTGCCGTGACAGCTAAACACCACATGAAAGGCCGTGCAGGCTCATGGCCCAACAGTCTCTGGTACGCGATGGAAGAGACGGGCCTCAGTTCAATGGAAATCGAACGGCGAGCAGCAGGCGGCGTGAGCCACACGACCGTCATCCGAGTGAAGAACCAGCAGTTCATACCGAACGTCAAGGTGGCACACGAGATCGCTCGTGCGATCGGCTGGTCAATCGAGCGTGTGTTCTGGAATCCAGACGCACCGCCCCTGGAGGAAGACGATGGGAGTCAGAGCAGACGTGACGGCACTTCAAGTGGAGAACGACATCCTCAAGGCGAAGATGGCGCAGCTGGAGATCCAGAACGCGATCCTGAAACAGGACCAAGCGTCGACACAGGGTCAGGTGACTGAACTGCGCGATCGTCTCTGGCCACTGTTCCAGCAAGGGGCCGACAAGAACGCGGAGATGATCGTCAACGCCGCGAAGTGCGGCTGAGGACCATTCTCTTCTTCGTCCGCGCGATCAGTCAATTGGGAAGGGCGATCAGGGAGCGGGACTTGCGGATCAAGGCGCTGATCGAAGAAGTGAAGACCCTTGAGGCGATGGTGTTAAGTCATGACGGACGTGATCCGACAGGACGACGGCCGACTGTATAGGGTGGTCGGTCGGAAGCTGAAGCTAGCGACCCACTGTGAACTCTGCGAAGCCCACTGGGACGAGGACGAGTTCACCGAGACGTGTCGACGATGCAAGGCCGTCGCCAAATCGCTCGGTCTGTTGCGCCGCAAGAGTCCGAAGCGGGACAAGAAGGACCGCGCATCGCAGAAGATGCTCTGATGCCACGGAAGAAACAGCCACGCACGACAAGGTTTCCGAGCAGGGGCGATGATAGCTGGTTGCGTCCTATTGCTGGTGAGCATAACCCTGAACTCATGGGGGCACCGGAACGATTCACTGGGGGCGATGAGGACGGCGATCGTATTAGCGATCGTGTCGGGGTGGCTCGTGTATTCGAAGCCGTGAATCAGACCAACATGATCAAGATCCTAGAGAAGATCTCGAACGCTTGCGGAACGATCGCATTGATGTCGGTCGTCTTCACCATCGCCTACGTCGTGAGAGGCTGCCAATGAGATGGGCGGATTTCGACAAGCCGATGCAAGCCATCTTAGGCATTGTCGCTTTCTGCGGCGTGATCTGGTCCATCTCGTCATTCATCTCGGCGGTCAAGCATCAGCCGCAAGCGATGGCGAACGACATCAATGAGCTACGTGCCGATGTGATAAAAGTTGGGGGTAAGTACGAGAAGCTGGAGGATCGGTACAATACGCACGTGGAGAGCGCATGGCGAGATTACGAAATGAGAAAAGAGGCACCGCAGCAACCCTCATCAGGGCATCCGCCGCCGCCGCAGCAATACCCGCCGGCATCTTCGCGATATCCGCCGCCACAGCCCCAACAGCAACAACAGGCTCCGCAGCAGCCCTGGCCGGTGGATCCGTACCCGAACAGACCGCCTGCACCACCAGGCCAGTACGGAACACAGTATC